TTCATTGCTGCTATTAAAATTTGTTCACCCGGACAAGCTGGTTTAATACTATTGGCTGCGTTACATAAAGCGATTCCACCCCCTGGCACAATACCTTCTTTTAAAGCTGCTTTAACGGCATAGATAGCGTCTTCAACTCTATCTTTCTTTTCTTTTAATGCAACTTTGCTGTCTGCCCCAACTTTTATAATTCCAACAGATCCCGAAAGCATTGCTTTGCGCTCTTCTAGCTTTTTAATTACGTAGTCGTTTTTTTCTTCTTTCAATTGTTTTTCAATTGATTCAATACGACCAGTAATTTTTTCATTAATGTCCTCTACTGTAATAATAGTATTATTATCATCAGTAACAGCTTTTTTACAAACACCTAAATGCTCTATACCAATTAAGTCAAGATCATCTCCTAAATCTTCGTTTATAATAGTAGCACCAGTTATAGCTGCTAAATCTTCCATTAATTCTTTTCTAGTTAATGAGAAGCCAGGAGAATCAATAACGTTTACCCTTATATTGCCTTTAGCCTTATTCATTACTAAAGCGGACATTGGCTGTTGTGCAATATTGCCAATTATAAGTATGCTACGTTTTTCTTTTATAGCATATTCTAAAACAGTTTGGATCTTTCTGATAGTGTTTATTTCAGATTCAACTAAAAGAACTAAAGGGTCTTCTAATACAGCTTTACCTTTTTCTTTGTCAGTTATGAAATGCGGCGATTTTAAGCCTGAATCAAATTGCACTCCATCTACGATTTCAACGTGCGTGTCTGCTGTTTCAGACTCTTCCATCAATACCACACCGTTATTTCCAACAAGCTCATATGCGTTCGCTATAATTTCTGCTAGCACTTTATCGTTATTAGCGGAAATGTTTGCAACGTGATTAAGCATAGCCCCTTCTACCGGAACTTTAATTTTATCAAGGTATTTTAATGCTTTAGCTAGTGCATTGTCAATTCCTTTTTTGATACCTCTAACATTTGTTTTACCACTCTGGTAATACTCATTTAAGATGGCAGAGGCAAGAACCGTTGAGGTGGTAGTTCCGTCACCTGCCTCTTTTACTGTTTTTTGAGCGGCTTCTTTTATAAGGGTGGCGCCAATGTTTTCTACCGGGTCCCTCAAGATTACGCTATTCGCTACAGTGACACCATCTTTTGTGACGATCGGTCTACCTAATGCGTCTTCATAAATAACACATTTTCCCGATGCCCCTAATGTTGATTTTACAGCGTCGTTAAGCTTGTTAACTCCAGCCATAATTTTACTACTTGCATTATTGCCAAAGTTTAAATCTTTAACAATATTGCTTGTGTGATTAAATTCCATTAAATTAAAGTATTATATTATTTAAATGTTTTAACTACTGTTGGCCCGTCAAACGCTTTTAGTTTTCTTTTAAAATGTTCGACTGATGAATCAATTGCTTGCTCAGCGCCTTCAATAGTTTCGCGTCTTGTTACGTCTACCCACTTGTCATCTGTTTCATATTCTGTTTGATAATAACCGTTAGGCAGTTGGACAATTCGCCAATTTTCTTTTAAAGCTAAGGTTTCCCAAAAGGTTTTGGTTTCTTCGTCTAGCTTTGGTTGTTGGTTTGCCAGCGTACTGGACTTGTAATAAAAATAGGTCATAATAAAAGGTTTTGGTTAATTAATTTTGGTTATATAATTATATTACATTAAAATTATTTTATTTATCTAAGTGTTATAATTGTGTATAAGTTATTGTAACTTCTGATGTATATATTGAATCATACCCCTCAGTTATTTTCAATTCAGTACCTGGCTCTACTATATCAGCTTCTTGGAAATTTAAATTTAAATTAAGCGGATTAGTTATAAAATCTATTGAAACTTGTGAATCTGGAATAAAGGTAGTTCCTTGAGCTATTTGGTTAGTACCATATAAAGTAGCTTGAGCCATAATTAATAGTTATATGTTATATTTAAGGTATGAGTTGCTGAGCTGCTTCCCCCGTTTAATACGTAAGGGTCCGCTTCTATTATCACAGCCGGCACGGGACCAATGCTCCCCCAAATACTCATTGCCTCTGTAGCTATATAGTAGTCATAATCAACTCCTTCTGTTTTTCCCGTAATGGACACATCTAAATTAATAGGATCAAATACTCCCCCGTTAAATTGCGCAGTAGTGGATCCGCTATAATCAACAGTATTATCTGTAGATAATGGGACCATTATAACACCCTTTTGGCTTTGTTCAAAAGGCCCTATTGAAAAAATTGCTGATTCAGCAGGTGCTGCATTCCAGTGTAACCCAGTATCGTCAACGTGATCAAACGCAGCAACAAAAGGAACTACCCCTGTACCTGTTTTAGCAAAGTTTAATGTAAAAGTTGATTTATATCTTGTGCCTGCTGGTGTTCCTTTTACTATTTGCGTTGTTCCGGATGTAAGGCCTGCTGCTGATGCTGTAACTGTATACACCCCAGTTGTTGCTGTTGACGTGTTTACTGCATTTGTTTTTGCAAAATTATATGCCGTATCATTAAAGGTCAAGGTAGCTGGGCCTGTAGCACTAAATGTCACTCCTGTTGTTAAATCACTATAATCCGCAAACAGTCCTGAGCTTTTTGATGCTACAGCTGCAAAATAAAATCCTCCGTCTGGCTTTTCAAATTCCCTATAGCCGGGATAAATACCACCCTTCTCAAATGACTCCCCAGCCGTTGGAAAAATAAATATTCTGTTGTTGGGTAAAGCGTTATACAACGGTGCTGGAGTCTGCTCTGCTAAAGTGGAAATATTTTTTAATATAAACATATTATTGTGCTGTTCCTACTGTGTATATGAATGTTCTGTCGCCAGCATCTTGTCCTTCCGCAATGCATGTTATCTGCATATAATTCACGGTATTGGCTGTTTTTACAATATCATCAGACGAAAGCCTAACAAATGTGGGCGTGCCTGTCAATGGGTTGGCAGCAGCATCTGTTACATCAAACGTCAATGTGCCTGTATAATCCGTAGATGCATTGGTTCTTATAATGAAAACTTTTGTCATACCGGTTTTTGCGCTTGCTATGTTTAAAGAAAGATTAGCAGCTGAACCAGGCAGAGTTAAGTCAAAAATAGCATCTTGGCCAAAATCGCATAGAGGGTTAAAGGCGGTTAAAACCTGCGTTTTAGTGTCTGTAAATTCATTTTTTAATTGATTGTACCCTATGTTTACAGTTGCATTACCACCTGAGTCAATTTGAATATCACCAGTTATACCGATATAAATAGTACCAGAAATGTTTGCATATGTTGTTTTCTTTAAAGAACTAGTGCTAACATCATAGATTAAAAAAGAGTCAGTGCCACCAATACTACTTAATAGTGATTGGCTGTTTATTGCCGCAGGTTGCAGACTTAAAACACCTGTGCCATTAATGTTTGCATCACCTGACATAGCTACGTTCCCGAAATCTGTACCGTCGCTTACCAGTATGTGACCCGCTGTAGCTGCTGATAAATTATCATCAATAAAGTTTATTTTTGCGGCGGTAATGCTATCGGCTCCTATATCAACCGAAGGCGAACCAACCCATTGCATATCTCCATTTGCATCAATTCCCAATATTTTTCCAGCCGATGGGTTATTGCCAGTGTTAATTTCATTTTTCTCTACAGATAAATCAATATATTCTACACCTGTTCCCGCAGAGTTAACGCGAAGCACCTGGCTACCTAAGCCATCGTTTGCATCAGCATTTGTATTACCCACCGTAGCAGGTAATATTCTGGCGTCTGGTATTACGGTTCCAGAAGCATTTAACCAAATTAGTTCACTAGAAGAATTAATTGATAATACTTGCCCGTCTACACCTGCTACTGCTGGTGATAATTTTCCAGCTGTAATAGCTTTATTAGCAATTTCATTAGTATCGACCGTATCTTTAGATGCTAAAGCGCCTGCGCCCGTCAAATTGCCAATCGCGTGGTTATGGTCTCCTCTTGCCACAGTATCTCCTGAGCCAAAATTATCACCGCTTCCGGCAAATAAAGCGAATGCTCCATCACCGAACGTATAGGTTGGATCACTTGATACCCCTAATACATCAAAAGTTAAAGTTCTATTATCTGTGCCCCCTCTAGAGATGGCATTTAAATAATAGTTTGAAGCGGAGTT